CAACTCTGACTGCGGCCCAAGTGCTGAACGGCATTCTGCTGGTTGGCAGCGGTGCCACTACGGCGCAGACCTACACGCTGCCGACTGTGGCGCTGCTGGAAGCTACCCTGTCCAACTCGGATAAGGTTGGCACGTCCTTCGTGTTCCGTGTGGTCAACCTCGGCACGTCGTCCGGCACCGCGATTATCGCCGCCGGCACTGGCTGGACGGTGACGGGTTCGCTGACCATGACCGTTCCGGTCACGACCGGCGCGACCATGATCGCCCGCAAGTCTGACGTTGGCGCTTGGACGCTGTACCGCGTCAATTAATGGGTTAGCCCCGGCCTTCGGGTCGGGGCTACCTTTTCAGGAGACAGACAATGCCGAATACCAAATCTATCGGTGTTGCTTATGAGGATCAATACCTCGACGGCGCCACCATCGCTAATCCGGTCTACACGGCCAAGGGCGCGGCTCTTACCGCGCAGCTTACTACAGTCACGGCGTCGGCGCCCGGCACCGCGGACTTTGCTGTCCAAGACCTTGTTAACCCCGGTTTTGGGTTTGTAAACTCCAACGAAGCGCAGACGGTTTTGTCGGTTATTATCAACCTTCAGACCCGCGTTGCTCAGTTGGAAAGCCGCCTTCAGGCGCTTGCCCTGATCGCGTAACAGTGGGCGGCCTTCGGGCCGTCCATTTTACGGAGTTTCTATGACCGTCATTTATATGGTTCACCCGGCGCACGGCGCCAAGGTTGCGATCTCCAACGAAGAAGCGATTTTGGATGCATTTGATGGCTGGGAACGCTATGATGTGGTCACGTCATCTGTGGTGACGGACGATGACGAGGATGAGATCGTCAACGAGATGGCGGCACCAAAGCGGCGCGGACGCCCCCGCGCAAAGCAGGAAGACTGACCAATGACGAGCGCCGGCGACATCATCAACGGGTCACTGCGGCTTTTGGGTGTCCTGGCCGAAGGCGAAACGCCGTCAGCCGAAACGTCGCAAGACGCGCTGGCCGCCATGAACCAGATGATTGATAGCTGGAACACAGAACGGCTGTCAGTCTTTGCCACGCAGGATCAGGTGTTCACATGGCCCGCGGGCCTGTTGTCGCGCACGCTGGGGCCGACCGGCGACTTTGTCGGCAACCGCCCGGTGTTGCTGGACGACAGCACCTACTTCCTCGACGCCAGCACCGGCATCAGCTACGGCATCAAATTTATCAACCAGCAGCAGTACAACGGGATTGCGGTCAAGACCGTGACCTCGACGTTCCCGCAAGTGATCTTCGTCAACAACACGTTCCCCGACGTTGAGATGTACATCTACCCGCGCCCAACGCGCGCGCTGGAATGGCACTTTATCTCTGTCGAAGAACTGACCAAGCCCGCGCTGTTGGCAACCGAACTGACGTTTCCGCCAGGCTATCTGCGGGCGTTCCGCTACAATCTGGCCTGCGAGATGGCGCCAGAGTTCGGCGTCGAACCGTCGCCCCAAGTGCAGCGGATCGCCATGACCAGCAAGCGCAACCTGAAGCGCATCAACAACCCTGACGACATCATGTCCATGCCGTACAGCATCGTGGCGACCCGTCAGCGGTTCAACATTTTCGCAGGGAACTACTGACGATGGCTAACGTCAAAATCTCTCAACTGCCGTTGGCAACCTCGCCGCTGGACAGCACTGTCGAGATGCCTGTCGTGCAGGGCGGCGTCACCAAGCGCGCCGGTATGACCACCATCGGCTTCTTGCAGTCTGGCACTAGCGCCGTTCTCCGCACGGCGCAGGCCAAGATGCAAGACGTTGTCAGCGTCAAAGATTTTGGCGCTGTTGGCGACGGTACTACCGACGACACGGCGGCTTTTCAAGCGGCGGCCAACGCCTCAAATCGGGTGGTCGCGCCCCCAACAACTACATCCTACAGGCTGAACGGCAGCGTTATCGCAACAGACGTGACGTTTGATATTCAAGGCACGTTGTCGGGCGCTGGTGGTTTGCCAGGGGGCAACCCCATTGCCTATAAATCGCGTTCGCAGCTTATAAATAGCTTTGCAACGCCATCGGGTATTCAGGCGCTTAGTCGCTATGTAATTGAAGGTAAAGGCGACAATACGACCTTTAAGGGTGTTACCGGCGGCTATTATGAGGCGCGTGACCGGACGGATGTGACTGCGGGTAACAAGGGCGTTCTTTATGCGCTGTCTCTGTCTGTGGTGCCATCGGTAGCGCGCAACAACGTCCCGTTTGATGATGTGGTCGGCCTTACAGTCAGCAACACAACCGGAACCGTTGGCGCAAAAGCTACGGATGGCATTTACCTATCAGCCAACAGCACGGCTTTTGGCGACCGCCTGACCGGAACCAGTGAATGGTATTCGATTTTTACCGCTGATTGCAACGCCGATGTTGGCATGGTGTTTGGCGGCAAGATTGCTACATTTGCTATTGATCTTGGCGGCGCCAACCTTGTCAGCGGATCAGCAGTGCGCTTCCCCAACAACGGGTATCTGGTTGCGCGCAACGCCGCCGATTCCGCCAATCTAAACTTGATCGGGCTTGACGCAAACAACACTGTCAGGCTCGGCGGCAGCAATACGCAGGGCGTGCAAGTCACTAGCGCGTGGTTTGGTGCGACGACGCCCGTTGTGGTGGCGACAGGCACTTACACCGTGTTGGCGACGGACAACGATATAATTTTTAACGCCGCTTGCACGGTAACCCTACCGGCTGCTGGGTCATTTCCCGGTCGATGGCTTAACGTCAAAACTACCGGAAACACTGTTACTTCGGCATCTTCTAACGTGGTGCCATTGGCCGGCGGCGCGGCAGGCACCGCAATCTTGGCCTCTGTCGCCGGGCGGTGGGCGCGGCTAGTGTCGGACGGCGCTAACTGGCAAACAATGTCGAGCAACGCATGAGCCAGTATGACGTCCTTTTCGCTTGCTATCAGAGCGGCCAGATGACCGAACGTCAGTTGCAGGCGCACATGCGTGACGACCCTGCGTTCGCTGACTACGTGCGTGAAAAGGTACGATAACAATGGCTAATGACAAAATCTCTCAACTTCCGCTGGCAACCTCGCCGCTGGACAGCGCGGTCGAGATGCCGGTCGTGCAGGGCGGCGTCACCAAGCGCGCCGGGATGACCACCATCGGCTTCTTGCAGTCTGGTACGGGTGCCACCCTCCGAACCGCGCAAAACAAAATGCGTGACACGGTAAGCGTCAAAGACTTCGGCGCTGTCGGCGACGGCACGACCAACGACAGGGCGGCAATTCAAGCTGCCATTGACGCAGTCGGCGCTGCGGGTGGCGGCCAAGTCTATATTCCCGCTGGCCAGTATCGCCTTGTTGGCGCGCTCAATGTCCCGTGGGAAGGCGTGCAAATTGTGGGGGCGGCCCGTCGCGGGACAATGCTGTTGCAGGCAACGGCGTCATCCGCCACTTTTAACATTACCGGCAGCAGTACGACGGTGCAAGCACTGGGCATCCGTTACGTCACGCAAGGCACGTCTGGCGGCAACGCCATCCGCGTCGGCGTGGGCTTCTACAACTATTTCAGCGACCTATATGTTGATCAGGCTGACATTGCGCTGCTTATGGATAGTGGAGCCAACGGCGTAATACTAGAACAGTTCTTTTTTGAAGACAGCACGACAAGCGGCATCCGAGTGTTTAATGCTGCCAATATGCTTGTTACAGATGGTAGTATCCTTAACGGCAACACCACGACATTTTGCACAGCGGGCGCAATCTCGCTGCTGGATTTTGTCGAAGGCTGCAACTTCGTTAGCGTAAGTATTTACCAAGGTGTCCGCCCGCTTTTTACTTTTGCCAGCGTTTACGCGCAAGGCAGCCGCCCGGCGTACAATAAGTTTCACGGCTGTTACTTTGACGCGGGAGCAGGGCCGGCTATCGTGGCCGATTGCGTTGAAATCGACTTTACGGACTGCTGGTTTAGTAATGGTCGTGGGGCGGCGGGCGCGGGTGTTGAATTAGGCTTGTGCGATGGTATTCGGTTTACGGGTGGACAGGCCATTAATTGCGGCGGCCACGGTGCCGTTATTGGCGCATCGGCCAAGCGGGTGGTGTTTAACGGCTTTGCGGCGCGCGGCAACAGTGTTGACGCGGCTAACACGTATGACGGGATAACCGTCGCGGCTAACGCTACTGATTTTGTGATTGAGGGATGCACTGCGACAAATGATGTGGTGGTGTGGGGTACGCAGCGGTACGGCGTTAATGTCGCTGCTGGCACTAGTGACCGCTATATCATTACCGGCAATCTGTTGACCGGCAACGGAACTGGCGGCGTTAACGACGGCGGCAGCGGCACAACCAAATACATCTCTTACAACACTGGCTACCGCACCAGCAACAGCGGCGCGGCGCAAATTGCCATCGGTGCAAGCAACGTGACAATCAACCACGGCTTGGCCGCAACGCCTGCCCAGACGGACATTCAAACTGTGCCGACTGTGGATATCAACGCTGGCGGCGTTGCCCGCTGGTGGGTTGACAACGTTGGGTCAACCACGTTCCGCATTAATGTGAACACGGCGGTTGTTGGCGCTGATTTGTTTTTCGCATGGTCTGCAAGGACAAAGGGCGCATGATGTGGACGCACTACTGCAAGCCTGACAAGGCATGGTTAAG